TCCTGTAATTTGACTGGTAACATCAATTCCTGTGCCTAAGCCACTAACACTTGCTGGAAGTGTAACGGTTTTGGTACTTAAATCTACGCTTGCAGGTAATTTTCCTACAGTAACATTTAGATCAGCTATCTTCGCTGTCGTTACCGCATCATCGGCTATTTGAGAAGTGCCCACGGAATCTGCACCGGGGTTCACGGTTTGTAAAGCTTTGCCTAAATAGACACAATATAATTCGTCAGCTGTTGTTGTAGCCGTACCCATTGTAAGAGACGTGCCAGTAGCTGTGTATGTTGAGGGTTTTTGTCTAACGTTATTTAAAAATAACGCAATGTCTTCTGAGCTTTCAACACTCGAACTGAGAGTATAACCCGTACCATTGATCGTGGTAAAGGTTTGTGAACTAATGCTGATATATGCTTCAGCAGGTATATTACCAATATAGGCCATATGTTATCCTTATGTACTAATAGCATCAACTGCGCTTACCCAAGCATCCAATGAAGAAGCAGTATCACTAACAATATATAAACGATCTCCACTTTGAACTACGACTTTAGCGCCGCCATCCAAAACCTGTAAAGAAGAACCTACTGGGATAGGTGCATCCTTAATCAGATAGATATCGTTTGTTCCATCATTAATGTAACAACTTACATTGATTGCAGAAGTATGCACATTCGACAATGATATACCTACTAACGTGTCGTATGAATCAAAGTTACTCCCATCAGGAATATCTTGAGCCACCGTTCCTACGTCATTCAAAGTATATCTGCGAAAATTTTGCGCCATATTCTACTCCTTATAATGCAATTGCAACGGCAATTGCGAATCCTTTACTTGCGCCTACGTCGACCGCTGTTCCATCTCCGTAAACTAAATCACCAGAATTATCCTTCATAGTTGCTTTTTCCGCTGGTAACGAAACAAAGACTATTTTAGTGCCTGCTGCAAAATCAGTTTTAGCACCACCATTACTACTACCAATTACGGTATCTCTTGATAGGGTTGTGCCTGAATTTGTATAAGTGCCAATCCCCACTTCCCATTCACTAGGAACATCTTCTCCTACGATGGTATAATAAGTGGTATTGGTATCACCAATTCCAGCATTAAAAGTTATGAAACCTGTAGCCGCACCAGCTAAAGTAATAGTACCTGTACCTGTTGTCGTCGAGGTTTCTTTAACTCGATCGTTTGTTATAAACGCCATTTAAATCTCCTTACGCTACTCTTATAATAGCGGTACTTGCACCAGCACTTGGGAACTGAATCGTAAATGTCCCGCTAGTGGAAGTTTGGTCTGTCCCAAAATCTAAAACGCATACTGCTTTGTTCGAGTCACTTGAGTTATAAATCAATGCATATCTTGCAGTGATTGTAGCACTCGTAAAAGACAAGTCATCAAAGTCAACGATCGCTGTTGTACCATCAGTAGAAACTGCTTGGTTAGCTAAAGAGCCACCACCTGCAGTATAACTACCGCTGTTCGCAACTTCGTCAGAAGTTGTGTACACAGTCGTTGATGCGTTGTTGATTGTGGAAGAACTTGTGTATAAGCTAAGTTTAAACGTATCACCAGCAGTTGCGAAATCATGCACTCCTGAAAGTAATTCCGATTTAAAACTTGTACATACCGTATTTGCCATATTTTCCTCCTAATTAATATTATGGACTAGGTGGAACAGATCTTAGTTTTTGTCTAATTTCCCCGTCCACATATTCATCCCTTCTTCTTCTACCTTGTTGTTCGATACCTAATCCCATTAGAGATTGAGCGTAACGACCTTCATATACTTGGAGCTGGTCTTTGTCTTTTAAAAAAGTGCATGCTTCAACCATAGCGGCATACAAGAGCGTATTCGGAGCGTTCATGCTTAAATACGTAGTGGTATTCGTGGATGTCAATTTAGTGCCATCCGTTGTATTAGGTCTTTTAACATATGCAACCTCAACATTCAAGGCTGTGTCAGGTGTTGGACCTAATAACAATTTTGTTTCATTCCAGTACCCATAATATTTAGGAGTACCTTGAGTTACACGATTTCCTGTGTATTCATCAATAAAAGAGCAGTCTTTTTGCATCAGTGGAGTTCTAGCTCCTGTACTATTATTATAGGTTTCTACCCATCTTATCAATAAAATCCCATCAGGCAATGTTAAAAATTCATTACCCACAGATAAAGTAGAATAGTCATTACGTCTGAAGACATCTAGGTCCACATCAGTCATGATTCTAAATTCAGCATTTTCTATAAAACCATTAACAATTGTCGTAGTAAACACATTAGCGTCTACTTCACTATAATCTCTAATTTTTGTAACTAATTCATCGTAGGTCATGGTGTAATAGTAACAGGTCCAGCTGAAACTGGAAAGCCTCCTCCTTGAATTCCGCCTGTAGTAGCATTAGTTCCCTGAGTAAAACTAAAATAGTTATCAGGATCCTCTACTAATGTAATCGTTGCTCCTGCGGTATGAGCTGATTTAGTTGTACCATAAGCTCCCCGTAATACAACATTTGGATTTAATGATGTGGCTTCAGGACTCACTTGTCCTAATGAATTATCAGAAGCAATGGTTGAATATCTTATAATCTCCGTTCCTATTAATATAGCTTGATGTAAAAAATTGCTAGTTGTGACAGAAGAAAAATTAGTAGGATCGGTTAACTTAATACTTGTGGTTTGGCTATTATCAATATCAGCTACCAATGTTGTTGTTCTCGCTGGTAATCTTTTACCTACAGAAATAGTATAGCCTGATGATGAACAAATTGTAGAACCAGCAATTCCATCTACATCTCTACAATCTGAAAAACCTGGTGCTCCATTAGTAGGAGTTAAAGGCCAACCTGAAGGTCCTGTACTTGATGACATTTCAGGAGTTCCTCTAAAACGAACTATGGTGTTATCTTGTCTTTTATGATTTGGAGAATGAACAAAAATATCTCCAGCTCCTGCTTGGTATGTTTCAAATGGATTATTAGGTAACATGACTGGAACTTTGTGCAGAGATCTTGAATCTGGTCTTGGGTGTTCTAATCCAATTCCATCAGGTCCAATGACCGCTAGTTCCAATTGAGGTTGTTTGGATTCATACTCAGAAGTATGCACCCACATTCCATTCCACTCTTTAACCATTTCACGATAAGGAAATCTTAATCCTGATCTATCTGAAATGGCTAGTGCGTGTTTTCCTGATGCAAATTTTCCCATAATTAACTTTGTGCTGGATAGTACGCTTTAGGTGTAATGTAAGAACTAGATGCTGATCCGTCCTCGGCTAAAGCTCTAGCCAATTCATCCTCGTAATAAAGTTTTAAAGCTTGTGTTCTATCAGGAGCAACTTTTTGACTTAGGTAAAAAGCTAAACCTGATGTTAATGAAGGTAAAAATCTATAAGGGGCATCAGGATCATTAGAATAAACTCCTGAATCTTGAATTCTTTTAATATAATAAAAGTTTAAAAAATTATCTGTACTTGAACTTGGTGTTAAATAAACTTTGATTTGAGTATAATCTCTAAATCTTTGAACAAAATATTGAGAAGGAGTTCCCGTAGAATCTTTATTAGCTAAGGCTTGATACGTAGAACGATCAATCTTAGTCATAGATACATCTGTAGGGGTACTAATTTGATTTCTATAAACGACTTCTAAAATATCTGTCGCATTATAAATATAAGCTCCTGTATTATCTTTAGCTGGATAGTCCGTACTAGAATTTCGTGCAGTAGCATCCCAATAAATACGGTAAGTATTTTGGTCTTCGTTTAATGCCATATTGACATTGCCCACTTCCCAAAAATGAAGACCTCTATTACCCCACTCAGACAATAGAATATTTAACGATCGTCTAGCACTTTTCAGGTCATACCCTGCTCGTGCTTGACCACCGCATCTTTCGTATGCGTCTTCTATTATTTCTTCTATCGATAAGTTGAAACTTACCGTACCAGATGTTGCCATCTATTTACCTCCTACTGCCAGATTACTTGAACAGATTCAGTAGCTCCGATACCACCGCCAGTTTGAAATTCAATATACATTCCGTTATCGAATTTAATACCGCTAGAAGCAATGTACTCCTGATACAAATCTCCTGCTGCAGTACCACCTTTAAATTGATATCTTAAAGTGCCAGTATTATCTGAACCATCAAATATTTTTATTGAGCAGTTAGCTGCACCTGCATTCACTGTAACACCTTTAAGCATTACAATTTTATCAGGGTATGTTGAACCTCCGGTTACCGTTGCTAATCTAGAACTAGCTTCTGTGTAGAACTGTTTTACTGGTGTTGTTCCACCTGCGTATCCCATATTACTCTCCTAATTATAGTGAGCTCCCGAAGGAGCTCACATTATTTTATTATGCTAAGTTATTATTTTGTTGATACAAAACTGTAACTCTAACTTCACCATCAGATGTAGCACCTGCACTAGTCCACGTAAGTTTTACGTCAGCTGTGCCTGTGTCTGCCCATGCTAATGCGCCACCAGCTTCAGTTGTTGGGTATTTTCTTCCCGCTCCTGAAGCAGCTGTAATATCATACTCATTAATGAAACTAGTATTACCGCCAACTGTATCTCCAACACTGAAAGTACAAGTTGCACCTGCCATTGCTGTAGGACAGTCAAGAACGATATCTATGATCTGTGAGTTAGCTGGTATAACAACATCAGTTGAGTTCGCAGTAGAAGCTCCACTATCTAAAGTAGCCCCTGTTGAAAACGTCTGTGCCATTACCACTTGTCCTGTGTTTTTAACATCAGAGCCAAGAGTTGTACCAGTCGTAGCTTTAATCGTTCCCGCTTTTATTGGGCCCGAAAATGTAGTTGTTGCCATGATT